TGCCAACAGCATCTTGGTTATGTCGCGATGCAGGTCTTTGGCATCCTTCATGGGCATCATGAAGTCTTTCTGACCACGAGATTCATGTGCCTTGACCGAGTCAATGAATCGATTGATGTGGATGCTCACACAAACACCTCTTCATCTAGATAGCGCCGCAGTTCCTTATCAAGAGGTTCCACGCGGTAGTTGTGCTTGAAAAAGATCTCGTATGAGTCTGATCCATACTTACCGATACCATATAACTTGGTAGCATCATTGCCATCCCAGTTGATATAGTCTTGAGTCATTCGGCGTATGCGATTCTCTTTTACCGTGCTCATGCCCAGGCTCCAGATGATGTCCTTTACCTCTTCAGGAGTGCTCCGCAGCAACCACATTGGTGTAGGCCAGTGATGCATGAACAGTGGATACACCGTCTTAACAGGTTTGCGGCCTGTTTGGTTCAGCATGATCACTGCTACCATGTGCCTCCACTTTTCTACATAAGGAATATCTTCGGCGCCCAGTTGTTGCTGGACCATGAGATCATCGCGCAAGGGTTCAATCATCGTGCTTGTATGAATTGGTCGAGTTCAGGAGGCTTCCATCCCTCGGGTTTGAGAACTTTACCGTCTTCGCGTTTTTTCACAAATCCGGTGATAGGATCAATCTTGTCAAGGTTACTTCTCATTACTTCGGCCCAGGCACCTTCGCCATCCACGCCAAGACTGTGGATAGCACCAATGGTCACAACCATGATGTCGATTAGAGCATCTAAACATTCTGTTGGGTTGGCAGCAGCATTGGCCGCCCAGAGTTCATCTGTTTCTTCTTGGATCAGTCGGGTGTAAAGGTTGAACTGATCTTCATTCCACGCACCGGTGGGTTGGTTGCATGCTCGCATGAAGCGGGCTTGATCCTTGAATGGATTGGTCATAGGGTTCCTTTGTTATGGAAGGGGTTTGTCATTGGCTTCTTCTCTTGTGTAAAAAGGACCTTGGTAAGGATATCGTTCCAAGGTAATCAACTTGGGGCTTTGAACTATGCTCCAAGTGCGTCGTTGTTTGACCTGATACCAACCAGCAGCATACCACGAGCGTGATTTGTTATTCTTGGTAAACAAGGGCAGCTTGTGTTGAACATTCCAGATGGGGTTATAAACTCTTGAACCTGAAGGATAACCTTGCACTTGATAACTGGCTGGCTCTCGGTTGGTCCGATTCCCCACTGCTGGAAATTCAATGTCAACTTGTTTGCGTATCATGGCCATGGTCTTGAAAGGCATGACCTTGTTGTTGATCCTTACGGCGAAACCATCTCCTGTGGCTTCGATGTTGCCGACCTTCTTGTCATCCTGTGTGAGGATGTAGAACTGATCTTTAACTATGGGCTTGGCTATTATGCTCATCTAGTGTTCCTTTGTATGTGTTGTTGAGCCAGGCGGCGTATTGCTCTGGTGCTTCAGATATCTTTGTGAGTTCGTATTTGCCGCAAAACTTCATGAACCGCACACCCACTTGACCAATGTCTTTGTGGCTGATCTGTTCGCAGATAGCACCATCTACTTTGGCTTTGATCTCTTCGGGCTGTGCTGTAAGATCCACCAGCACACGATTGCGCTCGTAGTCGTCCTTCACACGATGTTCCACACCGTTGTGGTCTGACCAGCGTTGCAGCATGAGATTGTTCCAGTTGAATCCGCGATTCTTGCGATCTTCAAATGCTTCGCGCAGGCCCACTTTGTTTTTAGTGCCTTTTTCGCGCACACCTGGATAAGCAGAAAATACATTGTCACTTGTGTCACCGCGCATGCACTTCTCAAACAGCAGCCATTCTGGGTCTGGAATCACCTTGTCTGTCTTGGTCTTTTTGTCCTGCACACGGCGGCCCTTGGCATCAAAAATGCCAGTGACTGTGTGTAGTTCGTCAGTGATGCCATTGTATTGGCTCACATTGGGGGCCAGTAATTGCACGAAATCTGTATCTGATGAAATAATGTAGTGCTCGTCTTCGGGATGCAAGGCTATCCAGCGAGCGATAACATCGTCTGCTTCGGCTTCTGCGTGTCGGACCACACTACAGTTTGTGCCGTCGGCCAAGTATTTAGTGAAGCTATCATAGGTCTCCCAGAACAGTTTGTCCTCTTCTTGTTCTGTTGCGCTGAGTGCAGCCCGGGCCACAGCACGATTTTTCTTGTAGGGCTCATAGTAGTCCTTGCGCCACGAACGACCTTCCAGTGCAAAAACCACATGGTCCGCCGCAAACTTCTTGTTCACCTTGTTCACGGAACTCATCACGATATGCAAAGCATAGCCGATCTTTTCCCAAGCATCTGCTGCCTGGAAAACCGAATGTCGGGCACGGAAAAATGTGTTTGCTGTGTCAATCAACAGATATCGCATCGGGTTTCCATATGTTGTTTTCTATACAGTATTGTAACACAAAATCTGCCCAAAAGCAATGGGCCGTTTCACCAAAATGCCATGAATCTGGTCTTACCGTATTGAAACCGGCTTCTCGTAATACGTGATCGTAAGTGTATTTGCCGTATGGTGCGATGTAGGCACGGTTCCAATCCTCTTGGTGCCATGCACCCGAACGGATTCGATCAAATGACGTGTTGCCGTTGAAGAACACATGTGGTATCTTTTGAGCGTCGAGATCCAAGTGCAGTTGCCATATTTCATCGTGCCAGTGTTGTTGACACCAAGTCCAATCTACATTGACTACAAATCTCTTGTACTGGTCTTCTAGATCTTTAGGAACCCAATCTGTGCCCGAACTTCCAACCTGCAAGTATTCATCCTTGTACCACCATTCTTCTCGTTCCCAGGTGCTCCACTGGATCACTGCTAGTGCAGATTCCCATGGCACCAAGTTCTTCATCCATTCGCGAGTGGTCCGTAATATACGAGCATTGGATGCAGCGGATTCGGCATCGCATACCAACTTGGCATTCAATCGATTGGCCAGGTGTTGTCCCCAACTTGCTCGGAGATTGTCGGGGTGTGGTCGTCGCCCTAGTTCAGGATAGCCGTCGTCCTCGGCAAAGGCTGCCGGACTCGCTGCTTCGGCAGCAGCAGTATGGCTATCGCCATTCACATACAGGAGGGTCACGATACCTCGGATCGACCGTTTCCAACATCGGTGCTACGCACCCACATACCACTCTTGGCGATGGCTTCTTCTTGTTCCCAGGTCTCCATGACCACATGTCTACATACATTTTGGAACCAACGGTCCACAATCTCAGCGTCAGTGTCGTCCTTCTTGATCATGTATCCTGCCTTGACCAATCGTGCCACAAAAATCTCATTCCAGTCTAGTTCAAATGCACCTTGATGCAAGTTGTTGAGATCCACGTCTAGACTCACTATGTTCACATAAGGCTCTTTGTTGTCTGTGGCTATCTCTTTGGCAGTCTTGGGCTGTTCTTTGGCCTTCTTTTCTCGGAGTGCAGGAGGTTCCTTTATCTCGGGCGCAGGTGCAGCAGCCATGGCTGCTAGTGCTTTTTCTTTTCCAGATCTGTTAATCCAATCGAACATGCCCATAGTCTTTTCCTTGTACATCAAATAACAATGTATGAGGTAATGAAACCTCACAATCTACACTTTTTAATAATTTAATCAGTTCATGATCGACCACCAGTGGATCAACATACCAATCTTCAAATGCTACCCATTCATGGGTGTAGTGATTTTTTATCGCCGCATTTTCTACAACCAACTCGTATCCTAAATTATGTAACAACTGTTTTGATTGTTCTTTTACTTGGGTGTTGTTAGCATACAAGTCAGTTTCAAAAGTAATCACTGAAAATCTATGTTGGTTGTGTGGTAATTTTTTCAAAGCACGTAAAGAATTGCCTGCTGGATCGATGTCAATTTGCAAGTAATCAATTTGATTTGGAAATTTATCCAACACCTCCGTATAATCTAATTCCAAAGCGTTACCGACTATAAATTTAGAATTAGGACGTTCGGCAGCCCATTCTTGATGTCGCGCGGAATCAATGTCAATGCTTATTCCTGAGTAATTGAATTTTTCTAATAGAAAAGTATTGTTGCCTTCACTTACTGGTGCTCCTGCTCCAATCTCTAAAAATGTACCGCTGTTTTTTCCATTTAACATAGTGAGTACAAATAGATCTTGCCAGGCCTGCGAGTAGGTATTATGTATAGTTTCACAACCTGGAAATTTAGAAATTAGTTTGTCTACCATGGTTGGATGAAATGTTGGATCATAATCAATCAAGTTACTAATTTCGTCATACCATAGAGATATTGCAGGATCATTCAAGTTCATATTAGAAAATTCTTCAAATGAAGGCCATTTGGTGGTTTTTCTAACATTCCACAATCTTTTGTTTACATTAAATCGTGTAGACAATCCCATCATGCGTTCCTTTTCAGTTGCCACATCAAGAATTCAAACTTGTCTATGTAGTAGTCTATGAACACAGGCTCTCCTGGTCCTGTGATCATTCTTGTGCCTTTGTAACATTGTTCTAACCAAAGAGTCTTTTCAGTCAAAAAGCACTTTCTCGGCCACAAGCAGAAATGTGCATGCCAACTAATGGCGCGAGTCAATCCCCAATCCTCACTTGGTGGAGATTGTGCTACATTATCCATGGGCATCAAGTGCCCCATTCGTTCTTGAATAGTGG